ATGTGATAATGTTGTCTGGATCGCACCCAGACTGGTCGATGCTTCCTTTGACCAAAAAACACAATCTTTACGTTGAGCTTGGGCCAATGAGTTCTCCGAAGTCAGCTGAGTGGGCTGCTAAAAAAGGTTTCAAGACCATAGCCACCAGTGACAACTTTTATCCCAAACCATCGGACAAGAAGGCTTACGAGGTTCTGTGTGGACGCAACCGTACGGATCGCAGTGGGCCCATGCACATACTCGACGAGTGGGAGTGGAAAGCTGCTGTGCCTTGGGGAACGCAAGAAGCAATCGACAACACCTACAAGGTTGCCGAGCTTTGCAATGCTGACCTGCCAGTTGCACAGATGATCGCATTCCATTCCAAAAAGACTTTGCGAGAGCTTTGCGAAGATGGTGCTCCAGCCTTAGACGTTGATCTGGAAGATCCAGTTTATGCAGCTAGGCTCAAGCGAGAGTTGGACATGATTGCAAGCAAGGAATTTGAGGATTATTTCTTTGTGATCGCTGACATGATCCGTTACGCCAAAGAGCACATGTTGGTTGGCCCTGCTCGTGGATCGTCTGCTGGTTCTTTGGTTTGCTATCTCACTGGCATAACTGACGTTGACCCGATTGTGCACGACCTGTTGTTCGAAAGATTCATCGACATTACCCGAGAAGACCTACCAGACATCGATATTGATTTCCAAGACGACCGCAGAGAGATGGTGTTCCAATATCTCAGGGACAAGTACGGTGCAGAAAAAGTTGCGCACCTCGGAACAGTCAGCCGCTACAAAGCCAAGAGCACAATAGCAGAAGTTGCCAAAGAGCTTGGCATCCCTGCATGGGAAGTCAATGACCTGAAAGGTGCGATCATCGAACGTAGTGGTGGTGACTCTCGTGCTGCGTTCTGCATCCTAGACACATTCAACGACCTCGACATAGGCAAGGCTGTCTTGGAGAAATTCCCGCAGATGAAAGTTGCGGCAAAGATGGAGAACCACGCACGACACGTTGGTGTGCACGCTGCTGGCATTCTGGTGACTGAAGACCCAGTCAGCAAATATTGCTCTGTCAGCGCACAGACTGGTGCGGCCCAAATAGACAAGAAAGACGCTGAAGATCTCAATCTGCTGAAGATTGATGCATTGGGCCTCAGAACACTCTCCGTATTGCAGGACGTTCTAGATCAGGTTGGTTGGGTGCGAGACCAGCTGATCAAGTTTCCGCTGGAGGACAAGAAGGCATTCGCAATATTGAATGATGAGAAGTATGCAGGGATATTTCAGTTTGAAGGCTATGCGCTGCAAGGTGTTACCAGACAAATGAAAGTGCACAACTTTGAAGATGTCGCAGCCATAACTGCTCTAGCTCGTCCTGGACCACTAAACTCTGGTGGCACAAGTCAATTCATCAAGCGGCACATTGGTGCTGCCCCAGTTGAATATTTGCACCCAATGACAGAGCCGATCACAAAGGTCACCCATGGCGTAGTCGTTTATCAAGAGCAGGTCATGACCATTGGTCGGGAGGTTGGGAAGCTGAGTTGGGAAGACGTTTCATTCCTGCGCAAAGCAATGAGCAAGTCTTATGGCAAAGAATACTTCGACACATTCTGGGAGAAGTTTAAGGTTGGTGCCGCAGAGAATGGCATACCAGAAGATGTGGCGCAAATGATCTGGGACAACATCAACACGATGGGATCTTGGGCGTTCAACCGCAGTCACGCAATATCTTACGGGCTGGTCAGCTATTGGTGTTGCGTCTTGAAGAGCAGGTTCCCACTGGAGTATGCTGCTGCTTGCCTCCGCAATGTCAAGGATGACGACCAAGCTGTCAAGCTCTTGAGAGAAGTGGTGTCCGAGGGATTGACTTACAAGCCATTCGACAAATTCAAGTCCAAGGCCAACTGGTCAGTCCAAGACAACGAATTGATTGGCGGACTTATCGGGATCAAAGGCATCGGCCCCAAAATGGCAGAGGACATAGAAAATAGGCGCAACCTGTCCCAACCACTGACTCCACGGCAAGAAACCCTCCTAAACACAGGCACCACACCCTACGACGATATTTTTGAGTGCGACAGAAAGTTTGGCCACATCAAGAAAGACCCCAAATCCCACAACATCGGCTCAGCCATAACAGACATCCAAGACCTAGACGGGGACAATCCAGGAACATTCGTTTTCTTCGGCAAGCTCAAAGAGAAGAATTTGAGGGATATGAATGAAGCTGTCAACTTGGCCAAACGTGGTGGTCGCAGAGTTGATCGGAATAACCTTTGGCTGAACGTAACAGCTGAAGATGACACTGGCGCAATCATCTGCACGGTTGACAGGTTCAAGTACCAAAAGATGGGCAAGCCCATTGTGGAGGATGGAAAGCTGGGTGAATGGTATTTATTCAAAGGTGTTTTGAAGAGTGGCTTCAGAAAGATCTATCTAGAAAAGATACGTAAGATGTTGTAAATGTTGAGAGAAAAATTATTTCACTCAAAATTGAAAATAATGATTGCCTTTTCTGGCAATAACGACGATACTCTCTTTATCGGAAGGGAGAGGCCCTGACGGTTTGAGAAAGGAACTAACAATGATTAACCGCTTTATCGTGACTGCTTATAAAACATTGACCTGCAGCGAAACCAGCCGTTCTGTGCACGAAGAGGGCACAGTCAATGGCTTCAGAATTCTTAGCCACAATGGCAACCAGATCGTTGAAATTAGCCCAGAGGTCAGACAGACATTCCGGACTCAATCAGAGGCTGAAAATTACATGGCCACTCTCCCCGCATCAACCAGCAACACATATGGTAGCGAAATAACTTTCTCCAACACCTTCAAATATTCTGTTGAGCCTATTGGTTACGAATATTGCAACCTCCATGGCTACAGTGACATTGATCCTTATGAGATCATCAAGATCACTCCCAGCGGCAAAACCATGCATGTTCGCGCCATGAGCGCAGAGCGTCACCCCGACTGGAAGCCTGAATTCGTATCAGGCGGCTTCACAGCCCATTGCACCAACAACAATTCCCAGCGCAAAGCGTGGATCATCAAGTCAGATCCAGAAGGCCAAGTGATGGCCGTTCGTCTGCAAAAAGATGGCTCTTGGAAAAGCGCAATGGGTCGTCATTCTCTCAGCACCGATGCTGCTAAAAAGTACGACTATAACTTTTAATCTCTAGGGCTTCAGCCCCACCACCTCCTCAAATTTTAGAAAGGCACTATCATGAACAAGCACACTCCATCTCAACGCCCGATCACCGACTGGGTTGGCAAGCAGCGCATCACATGGTGTGGCCCATACGCCATCGCCATTATTTGCGGTGTAGCCTATGAGCCTGCATACCAAGCTGCCAAGCTAGTGCGCGGCAAACGCCATGCAAAAGGCATCACCAACTCCAACCTGAAAGCTGCGTGTCGGAGGTTCGGTGTGAATGGCAAGTGGAAGTCTCTCGAGAAGCGCACCAAGCTCTCAAAATTCCTGCCGACACTTGAGGCTGGGAAAGTCTACGTGATTCAGATCACCAAGCATTTTCTCGTGGTCGACACTCGTGACTTCACCACCATCGACAATCAAAACCGTGAGTGGATTGCAATGGAAGCGACCAAGCACAAAAACAAATTGGTGCACAGTGTGTTCGAAGTCACCAACCCCAAATTAGACGCTGAGGATGACCCTTGGCTGATCGAGCCTTTGGCTGCTTCTGGAGCCTGAGCCCAATCCCTGAGCATGGATTCAAACTGCTCATCAAACTCCAAACTGAGAAAGAAATATAATGACAACACCAATCGAAGAAACTCAAGAGCTGCACGTCTTGATCGAGTCAGTTTCATTCAAGCAAAATTGCTTTGGCGTCACCCAAGAAGGTGAGACAGTTTTCATCGGCAATCGGATTGCTGGATTCCTTAACCTCGACATTGGTGATCAGGTTCTGGCGCACGTATTGCCGAACTATGAAAACCACTCTGCCAAGATTGATTATCGGGCTGTGCGGTGCGTAAAAGTCAAAGTCACACCATCAGCTTCTTTGCCCAGAAAAGACGATCGCCCTATCAATGCGACTGTTGTTGCCAAGCATGGTGCCAGCCAGATTCAAAGCAACATCATTGACATCCTTCGCACCCAAGATAATTACTTGACGACAGGTGAGTGTGATGAGGCTTATCACGAAGCTCACCCCAATCAAAAAGACAGGCTCCACCGCTCCGAGGTCAGCAATGCTTTGGCCAAGGCTCATCAATATGGCCGTGTTGTCAGAGCAGGAGTAATGGCTAGCTCAGGCAACGAGAAGGCTTCATTGGTGCTTTGGGCTAGTGATGTGAGTAAATTTAAATAGTAAAAAAGCAGAGGTCTTTGTTTTTCAACAATTCTTTCTTCTTTACTTTTCGGCGCAGAAGAAGGATACTACGATTGTTAACTTAGAAAGGAATACAAAATGCAAATCGATTGGACTGATCATGACAAAGACCTCTACATGTCCCTCAAAGGCTGTGTCAACAAAGGTGGGTATTTTTCCTCTGTTGGTCAAATGAATTATATGGCTCGTGTTGTTGGCCACAACACCAATGCCAAAGATGGTGAATTGAGTTGGGCTGACAGTGTTCCCTCTGCAATTGGCCAGAGCATCGTGATCCTTGAAGCCCCGATTGTCGTTGAGTATGCAGGATCAACCCCATGGGCCCAAGGCACAACTGGTTGGGGTCGTCGCAGTCGTGACTTCTGCAGAGCATTCGTTGTTGACGCTGTTGGTGTGGTGGCTATGTACAAGATCCACCGCTCTTACGACGATTCAACTGGGTCCTCTGGCCCTAACCCTAAGCGTACTGAGGTGATCTTCGAGCGTGACAATTCTATGGCTGCTGAGAAGCTCGCTGATTTGACATCTGCGAACGACGCCAAAGCCAAAGCAATCGCCAATGAAAAAGCTGCTTCTAATTTCATCGGAGAAGTTGGTGATCGCCTAGACTTCCAAGGCACAGCACGTCTCGTCTGGAAAGGTGACAATCAATGGGGCACAACATACATCTACCTCATCAAGACCCAAGACGGCAACACCATCAAGTATATGGGCAAGTGGCTTGGGCAAGGTGAGAGCTTCCCAATCAGCTTCAAAGCAACCGTTAAGAAGCACGAAGAATACAATGGCGAGAAGCAGACCGTTGTCAACCGTCCAATGAAAATTCAAGTGGGAGAGGACGCATGATCCCCTGCCCAGATTGTGAGCACACAGGCCACAAAGGCAAAGTTGAAAAGACTTTGTACCAGCGTTTCGGAGGGACGCTGGAGCCTGTTGGTGAGTGGGTTGATTGCGAGGATTGCAATGGCTCCGGAGAAGTCGAATGCGACGAGGACAACTGCGTTGATGGTTGGATTGAGGATGAGCGTCCGGAGAGTTGTGGTGGTGGCCCCAGCGAGCATTTTCACTGGGTGATGTATCGTGACCCATGTCCGAAGTGCAAGCCAGATGAGGAGGAAGATGATGGGTGAATATGATTGCTGCAATTGCGGGGAGACTTTCCACCTGCACGAGCCACCATTCGATGGGTCTGCTATCTGCGATCCTTGCCGTGAATCTTACAAATCTAGTCTGGCTAAAATGCTAGACAATCCTCTGGAGACTTTGGCCAAGTTGAACCTGCGAGGTGACAACCATGTGGGCAACTGAAATAATTAAAATTGGCGAAGGGATAAAGCGTGTGGTGGAATATAAAGATATGACATATTCCACAGCCATGAACAGTCACAACTATTACATGATGAAATATGTTGGCGACTACAAAACTTATTTTGTTTGGAAGGAACCACAATGATTGCGGAACTTTGCTTGTCGTTAGCTCTTTACCACGAGGCTCGTGGAGAGCCACTCAACGGTCAAAGAGCTGTGGCTGAGGTCATAATGAATAGGGTTGAGTCCAATCGCTTCCCTGACACTATTTGTGGTGTTGTCATGCAGCCTAATCAATTCAGCTTCGTCAGCCCCAATGGTTGGGCTGGCATTCCAACAGACGGTGACTTGTGGGCTGATGCAGAGATGTTCGCTCAGGACGCCATATTTAATCACAAGACTGGTGAGAAGTATTGGGGTGGATATTATTACCACTACCATGCCACTAGCGTTTCGCCTGTTTGGGCTGAAGAGATGTTCCCCGCAATGACAATCGGGACGCACATCTTTTATTCCGACAACCTAACCAAACCCAAGAAAGTGAGGCCAAAATTACGACCATGGAAATAGACAAAGCTCATGGCAGGTTCTGCCTAGCAAAAGTTAAGCTAGATGGTGATGCTATCCAAAAGTTGGCGGCATTGCCAGGATTCAAGAAGTGGGTTGGCAGGGACTTGTTGTTTGCGCCCACAGGAGCCAACATAAGCCACATCAACAAGCATTGGCCTAGGGCGGTGTGGTCGGAAGCTGCTTCGCCCATCCTAGACGATTATATTGAGACAATGCATCAAGCCGAATTAACTCGCAAAGAAAAAGCTGCAGCCCCGAAAGATCTGGGTGACTTCCTTTTCAAGACCAAGCCATTCGACCACCAGCGCAAAGCATTTTATATGAGTCGGGACAAAGAGTCATTCGCGCTGCTTATGGAACAAGGCACAGGCAAGACAAAAGTCATCATAGACAATGCTGCGTATCTTTATGCCTCTGGAGAGATAACAGCTCTGGTGGTCATTGCGCCCAATGGGGTGCACCGCAATTGGTTGAACAAAGAGATCCCAGACCACATGCCAGAGTGGTGTCAATACTCTTCGACATATTATTACTCCGGAATGAAGGCCAAAGACAAAGCCAAGTTTGACGACATATTGTCTGGGCAAGATCAGCTGAAGATATTCTCTTTCAATGTTGAGGCTTTTGTGAGCCAAACAGCTGTGGCATTGATGAACAAAATACTCCTCAGCAACAAGGTTCTTTTGGTGGTGGATGAAAGCTCTCGGATCAAGCGTCCAGGAGCCAAGCGCACCAAGACAATCCACAAGTTCGCCAAGCAAGCCAATTATCGCAGGATCATGACAGGCACCCCAGTGACCAAAGGTCCAGAGGACGTGTACAGCCAATTCAGATTCCTCGATCCTTACATCCTCGGTTACGACAGCTTTTATTCTTTCAGGGCAAGGTACTGCGTCATGGGAGGATACGAGAACAAGCAGATCGTTTCTTATCAATATATGGACGAGCTGACCAAGAGCATTGAAGGCCACTCATTCAGGGTTCTGAAGAAAGATTGCTTGGACTTGCCAGACAAGATATATCAACGTCACTTTGTTGATCTCTCGCCAAAGCAGCGCAAGTTGTATGATTCTCTGAAAAAAGACTTCGTGGTTGAGCTGGAAGGTGACGTAATAGACGCACAGGAGGCCATAACAAGGCTCCTACGGCTGCAACAGATAGTTTGTGGGTGGTTTCCCGCCGAAGAGAAAGCAAGGCCCATAGACGACAAGAATCCGAGGCTTGAGGCTCTGAAAGATCTGCTGGCCAACATTGATGCCAAGGTCATAATCTGGGCACGCTTCAGAGCTGACATTGCGCAGATTGAGCGGATGCTGGGGCACAAGGCTGTGAGCTACCATGGTGGTGTGTCTAACGACATGAGAGCCAAAGCTGTAGACAGCTTCCAGAATGACCCAAGCGTGCGTTACTTCATCGGGCAACCCCAGTCGGGTGGGATTGGCTTGACGCTAACAGCTGCATCTTACGCGATATATTATTCCAACAGTTTCGACTTGGAAACAAGACTGCAGTCGGAAGACAGGTGCCACCGCATAGGCACAACCCAGAACGTAACATACATCGACATCGAGAGTCCCAAGACCATTGACTCAAAGATCATCAAAGCTCTGCGGGACAAAAAGAACCTAGCAGACGTTGTGACCAAAGATCCGATGTCATTTTTCTTGTCGGAGGAATAATGAGAAAACTTTCCGCATTTGAAGAGCAGCAACTTAAATGGTACAAGTCTCTGGTGGATAAAGCACAAGATGAAATGTTCGCCAAAGACCCACACAAAGACGCAAAGAACAAATATTGGACAGCCAAGCAGGATCTGTCTGGCTTCATAAAAGGCTTGAGAGAAAAAGGACAAAACATATGAGCGAGAGTAATTTCTGGACGTTATTGCGGAACAACCTTCCGTTGAAGATGTATCGGGTTGAGAACAGAGTCATGCGGGGAATGCCTGATGTGCATTATATTCGGGATGGCAAGTCTGGTTGGATAGAGTTGAAGTACATTGAAAAGTGGGCCAAAAGAGGAAGGTTCACCAGTGGCCTTAGACAAAGTCAAACTTTCTGGGCAAACCAACACATCCGAGAGGGTGGCAAGAGCTGGTACCTTTTCAGAGTCGGGAGAGACTTCACGATACTAATAGATGGTGAGAACGGCAAAAAGCTCCTAGACAGACCTGCTAAGAAAGAAGTTATGGCAATGGCAGCTTGGCACAAACAAGGCAATGTGACTTCTGATGACTGGATTGAATTGTCCAATGTAATCGCTTGTTAGAAGCCATCTTTTAAGCCATCAAGGATCTCACTCAGACTAGGCCTTTTGTCTTTCTTTTCGTAGATGCAACTGAACACCTTTGGGCATTCAGAGAAGCTCTGTGTTGGGTAATGATATCCTAGGCCACCGAAACCTGCGGTGAATCTGTAAACGCACACTTTCTGACCATTTGTGTCTGTGAATCTTTTCCACAGGTGGCATTGAACGTGTGTTGGATTGGCAACACCTGCTAGGGTTACTGATAAAATTAAACTGGCTAACATTAGCTGATCCCCAAGTAAATAAGATAAATCCCTCCCCCCAGCACTCCTATGATTCCTAGCGAAAGTGCAGCTATGGCCATATTGTTCTGAATCTGACGCTTGGCTTCCATTGCCTTGTAAACAGTTTCTTCACGATCAGCGCGTATCTTTCGGCGCATGCCAAGCATCTCGTCGTAGGTTCCCAACCCGAACCTGTAGTCAAGCATAAATTTTATTTCTTTCTCTTTCTCAAGTAAAGTCTTTTTCCGGACAATGATGTCCATGGCTTCTTGTTCAATGTTTTCAGAACCATGAGTCTTTTTGTCTAACCAAGTTGGATTCTTACGTTGAGACTCCGCACGAGTTATATCAGCGACTGCGCCATACCATGCACCAAGCTGCTGAGAAACGTCTTGTATTTCCCTGCCAGCCCCCACAAGCATTTTGACGCCTTTGAAGGCAGCATTTGCAGCAGCGAAAGCTGTGACAGGATCAATCATTTAGGGGGACAAAAGAGCTGCCCTGTCCTCTTCGGACAACCCTTCAATTATGCTCTGCAATGCTGGGGAGCTCTGCGGGTTGATTGTCTCGATAACTTCTGGCTTAATTTCAGCTTGGATTGCTGTGCTGAAGAGAGGTGCTTTGGCTCTGTCGAGGTATTGCTGGACTATCCGCTGGACTTCCCTGCGCTCGAAACCACCTTCGATTGCTTTGACTGCACCGCCAGCTCCAGGAATTCCAGCTACAGTGTTCAGGATGCCACCTCTGCCTAGCTCTCCTAATATGGTGGTAGCTGTCCCTGATGGGTTGAGTTTTATCTCTGCCCAGAGCGTTGGCATTACGTCATTGCGGAACTTAGCTATCTGCGCAAGCTCTTCTTTCGAGAAAAGCTCATTGATGACAGCTTTGTTCTTGCCGAAGACACTTTTGTAATTGTTCACGATGTTCGTTCTTGTTACGCCAGACCTGCCAGTGCCAGCGAAAGCTCTTTCCAGAGTTGCGTCTTTCATCAGCCCAATGATCTCTTTGTATTCTGCGGAACCTTCTCCGAGAGTTGACTTCAGCTTGCGGATAACGGTGGGAACGGCATTGGCTGGAGCGAACTTGTTATGACCGAACAATGCCCCGACCACCTGCTTGGGGTTGGCCTCTTTGCTCGTGATCATTTCCAAGATCTTGTTGGATGCTCGGACTGTTGCGTCTTTGCTGCTTTGCTTTCCTGTCAGGCCCATATACTTCGTGTAAATCTGCCTAGATTGCTGCAGCTGATCTATTACACTTTGATCCCCGAACATCAATCCGCGCTCTATTGCGGTGTTGTAGGCTTCGTTGAGCTGAGTCTTGAGCATTGTCAGCGCACGACCCTCTGCGGCATTGCCGCCAACTGACATGGCTTTTTCGATCTGGATGTTCAAGGCTCTCTGGTAATCATCGATTGCCCTGAGTGGTGCACCTTTAAAGTTTGGGTTTTGAGATATTTTGACTAACTTTTCCAGCTTCTTCATTTGCTTGGAAAGATTAGGCATTTCAGCACGCATGGCTGGGCCAACCTCTCTGCGCAACATTGCTATCGCGTCGCTGGCAGTTTCCATCAACCCACGCTGAGAAAGCACTGGCTTGTCGACAGCATCGTCAACAGCTCTATAAGAGGCCCCAGCCTCTGCCTTAATTCTTGCCGCCGCAGATTGCGCTGTTGATTGTATTCCTTCAGCTGCTGCTGTGGGAGTGTCAAGCGCACCAGCAACCATTGGGTCGCCTGAGCCCATCCTAGAGCGTAACTGAGTCGCATCTTCTCGGATCTGGTCCAACTGACGCCTGTCGAATCCTCTGAGTTGGTCGCTGGCTCCAGCATCCACCCCAGCAGACCTGCGCAAAATATCTTCACGTGCAATGTCCGAAGAAGCCAAAGTGTCCAGCTGACCAACTTCCGTATCAGGCAACTCACCAGACCTTTGGCCTTGAGTCATTATGTAGGGAGAGCTTTGATTCGGTGTTGGGCGCATGAATCGGGGGAGTTGAACTCTGGCTAGATTTGCTGCTCCCCTGACAGGAGCCATAGCTGCCCTGCCTGCGAGCTTGAGTGCTGGGGGCAACAAAACGTCTGCGGCAACTCCAACCGCTGTTGCAGTGGCCACGTCTGTGGCTAGATCACCTGCTGTCTGCTTCTTAGCCTTGGTTGTCTCCGGAGTAATCTGAGATTCCAGAGCTTGAGAGCCAACTTCAGTAGCTGCGTAAGTTGGGATGCCCTTTAATATTGTTGAAAGGACAGTTGGCCCTCCACCAATCAGAGCTGCGGGGAGCATCTTAATTGTTTCACCGACGAATGATCCGAAGTCTTGCGCAGAAAATCCTGGCTTGTTTATGTAATATGGTTGATCATTCCATACGATCATTGGGTTGCCGAACTTGTCTTGGAATCTGCCTCCCCAACGCTCATCGCCTTTAAAAGACTTTTCCATTATTTCACTCTTGCCGACATCGTCTCTAGCAAGAAATATTTTCAGATTAGGAATTAGACCTTCAATCAATCCAGGAGCTTCACCACCCATATCCGTTGCTTCTGGGATGTCTGGGAATTCAACCTCTTGGCCTTCTCCAGTGTAGGTGTCTTTGAGAGCAGAAGGAATGTCTTGAATTGAATCGAGGAGGCTCGACTCATCTTCTTCGACAATCTCTTTCTCTGGCAGAGGCTTGCTGTTCCCTTGGTTGGATCCTGCTGCTCCTGGCAGGGTGAATGGTTGCTCTTCTGGTTCCATTTTAATTCCCCTGCCAATCTTTCACAACATAGAAGTCATCCAAAGCAGATCCACTAGCATCTCTGTACCAACCAGTGTTCACCGCGACAGACCCAGAAGGCAATGCTGTCCACCAAGCCAGAAGTTCAGCTTGATTATTAGGATCCCCTGTGTATTTCTCGAATATTCCAGGATCGACTTCTTTCATCTTTCTAGCAACTTGAGCTGTTGAGCTGTACTTACCAGACGTCAATGCGTCTCGCTCTAGTTCGTTCATCAAGACACCAAGCTCCGCAGACCTCTTAAATGTGTAAAGAGATATGTAGTTGGCGAGCTCTGTGTTCCCTAGGTCCACGATTGCTTGTTTGTATGCTTTGAATTCCATGTCGGAAGTCGACCCAGAGCCGATAGGACGCATCTTCGGAGCCAAGAAGTTAGATGCAGATTGCAAAGATTGTTGGTTGGCAACCATAGGTGCATCAGAGTTAAACACATCAACCAAAAAGCTCCTCAACCCAAGAGTTGCATCTTGCAAGCCACCAGTTGGGACTTGGCCCAAGCGCAACATCTCCATAAGGCTGTCAACCCTCGGGATCACTGTTACTCTCTTGTCGATGAAGCCATCTTGAGCTTTTGCTAGAGTTTCAAGACGCTTGGTGCGATACCCAACGAATGGTGGAGTGGAGCCTGAAACTGGCTCTTGCATCAAGTTAGTAACAACCCCATTGGTGACCTGTGGTACGAATGATATGTAGTTGTCCCCAGATATCAGAGGCATGTTGATCTGCTCGTCGTCTTGGGCTGTTATCCTGTCTACAAAATATTGGAATCTTGGGCTTTCCTCTGGTAAACCCAATGAAAGGATATATGCCTTGGCGTCCTCTTCAGACATGTAAGTTGCTTGCGACCCTGACCCGACAGTCTTGACGCTCGTTCTGGGTGTTGATGGGGCGATTATTATAGACGTAGGATCCATCCTAGCCAAAGCTGCGGCATCTGGGTTGTTGAGCGTCAGCCTGTCTCCTGCTTTGCCCATTCCAGGAATGTCTTTCTGCAATTCATATGTTTTTATCGTGGATAAGCCTGTGGCCTTGGGTGGCTTGATCGCTTTGGCTATGTTGATGGCTGTGGCGGGGAGCTTGGCTTCAGCTTCGCGCTTGGCCATTGCATCTTTCATCAGGTATTGTGCTGGGACCAGTGAGGCTTTTGAAGCTGCGCCCAGAGCAGTTTGTCCTGGATTGGAGGCTTCAGCTGCCATGTTCGTAAAGAATTGGAAGGCCAGAAGAGCAGGGTCAATAGGCTTGTATTCAGGAGATATCTCCCGAGCAATCTCAATGGCATCTTCCATCAAGCCTTTGCCACCAAAACGATTCAGAGCACCCTGCGACATTCCGAGAAGGTCACCGTAGCTAGTTCCAGCTGCACCGATTGTGTCTTCATCTTCCATGTCAGGCTCCTTATCTGTTGCCCATGTAATACGCACTCGCCAGAGAGCCTAGCCCACCGATTGTTTGACCGTATATTGATGGAGCTTGTGCTGTTGTTTCGCCTTGCTGCAAAGAGAATTGTCTTTGCTCATACGGAACACCCTTGAGAGCACCCAGCGCAAAGTTTAGTTGCTGGTAAGGATATTGAGCCTGTTCCGTATAATCTGTGAACGCCAAGTCAAGAGCGGACTGGTCTAGCTTCCGACGAGCTTCGCCAACCCCTAAGAGGCCAGCAGCAGCTTGTTCTTGTAGTCCTTGTACCATCGGAGCATAAGACTGCAAAGCCTCTGCCTCCCGAACTCGTGAAGCCTCTTCGGTCTCGTAACCTTGACGTTGTCTGTCTTCTGCGGCCATCCTGCCAGCTCTGTCCTGGTCAAATCTAGTCGCTGCAAATCCTAATCCTTCAGCTGCGGCCTTGGCTCGCAAGTCACCTGCCACCATAGCACCTTCCGAGCCTAAAAGAGCTTCTTGTATGCCGAGCCTTGAGCCGCCGAATGCTCCTGCTCTGGCAGCTGCAGCTCTGGCATCATTCTGTCCGAGCCTTGTTTGCCGTTCTGCCTCGCGGACTCCTGCGTCTGCTGCGCCTTGATATATGTCTAAGAAAGGTTGAGCTGATTCTAAGCTGAAGTCAGAGCCCATGAGAGTGTCGTAGTCTTGTTTGGTGTAACCTTGGCCAAGACCTTGTGCAGCATCATAAGCAGTGTCCAAATAACTTTGGTATTTCGTGGCATTGTCCCCAGAAAACATGCCCATCGCTTGTTGCTCTTCTGGGGACATCTTGCTAACTGCGCCAGTTTCCGGATCAGTGTAAGACGCTATCCTTGCCCCAGTGTATTCTGGATATTCGCTCTTGGCCAATTCCATAGCTTGGTCAAAAAGGATACGGCCACCAGCTGACACCCACTCTGGAATCTCAGTTCCTGAGAGAGTCGAACTAGAAGTTG